ACCATTGACGACATCATCGACATTACCAAGCGGAGAGGGTCGTTCTCAAAGACCATCGAGTTGCCTAATACGACAACCAACGCAAGCCTGTTCAAGTTTGCCTACAACGTGCAGTCCTTCGTCGGTGGATTCCAACCCAACAAGAAGATTCGTGCTGCGATGTGGGAGGATGGGGTGCAAGTGTTCAGCGGTGCGATGCAGTTGCTATCCATGAGCAAGACCAAGGGCGAAATAACTTACGAGGTCGGGATGTTCAGCGAGGACGTGAGCCTATTACAAGACATCCAAAATAACCTGCTCGTCAACACGGCTGGCGTTACCGGGATGAATCACACCCTTACCTCGGCCCATGTTTCTGCGACTTGGACTGCATCGGGTGCAAGCGGTTACGTTTACGGATTAGTGGATTCCTATGGAGCCACGGATGTAATTACGCAAGGTTGGTTTGCTATCCCTTACTGGAAGATGGGACCGTCCATTTACGTCAAGAAGATGGTGGATCTAATCTTCGCACAGGCAGGCTATCGGTACACATCCAACTTCTTCAACTCGACTTTATTCAAGAAACTGGTCATTCCTTACTCTGCCGGGACGATTCCTGTCAACCTTTCGGGGTCTAACATCTTTGCGCAGTCAACTGGAAGCGTCAACTTCATGGAGGACGCTAACACAACGATACTTTTCAGCAAAGACAATCCTGCACCTTACTTTGACAATGGAGGCTATTGGGTTGCATCCTCCAGCACCTTCGTCGCTCCATCCGTTCCAACCCGTTGGGACGTTGAAGTGGCCCTAACGGTCAGCGGTTCCTTTGCAGCAGGGCAGGCTTTTCTTTCCAATATGTCTATCCGCAATCTCACGGATTCGACTGACAATGCGGTCATCACCAACATAAGCGCAAGGACGCAAAGGCAGTTTGTGGTTAGATTCCAAAACGTAACCATACCGGCCAACACGACGGCAAATATTGGGTTCGTAATTACGCAGGATACATCGGTGCTGACGACCCAATTCTCTATCCTTTCGGGGGCAACCGTTCTATGGACTTGCCTTGAAAACCCACAAAGCATCGGGGTCGTTGATATGCGGACCGCCCTGCCTGCTGACGTGAAGCAGAGCGACCTGCTCGTTGACCTGCAAAAGATGTTCAACCTTTACTTCATGCCCGATGCACAGGACCCAAAACTCCTATACATCGAGCCGTTCAAGGACTTCTACACGAGCGGTGTGGTTGACTGGACGCAGAAGGTTGACGAAAACCAAGAGCAGTTGTTGACCAATGGCGACCCGAACCAATACAAGTCGCTTGTGTTTAAGTACAAAGACATGGGCGATTACCTGTCCAAGACCTACAAGTCAAGCAATCCGCTCGCCAAGGAAGGCTATGGAGGTCGTCAGTTCTTGACGCAAAACTTTTACGGCAAATCCGAGTTCGTCTGCGAAACCATGGCCGGGACGCTGATACCGGGTTCGTTCACAACTGACAAGGTCATCGGCAGGGCTTGGGACTTGGAAGGCAGCACGGCAAGCGGTACGGTCAAGCAGTTGAACACGGGATACCGATTAGCGCAGTACAACTCCATTGCTCAAGGAACGACGTCTTGGTTCTATCAAACAGGCGTGAGCGGTTCGTTTGCTACGGGTGAATACGTCGCCAACGTTCCATTCGTGAGCCACATCGACAACCCCTATGCACCGACCGAGGACCTTGCCTTTGGTATTCCGAGGCAGGTCTTCTACAATGCAGTCAACGCAAGCGGTACGCCAATCACCTACACGAACAACAACCTTTACAACAAGTATTGGCTGAATTACATCACCGAAACGACCTCCAAGGAAGCCTTGCAGTTGGAGTTGACGGCAGTCTTGAACTGCGTGGACATCTATCAACTTGACTTCCGAAAGCCGATTTATTACAACGGCATCCGCTGGCGATTGCTGGAGGTTCGGGACTATACCGTAGGCGAAGCGAAGCCGTGCCGGGTAACGCTCCGAAGGATTCTAAACCTTGCAGAATTCGTGCCTGTAACGAGCCTGCCTGTAACGACTGACCCTGCTGGATTACCGAATGGACCTATCGACCCTGACCCAGCAGACCCCGACTACGAACCACCCATCAACCCTGAATTACCAACCCCCGGATAATGGCAGTAACTAAAGAAATCGTCCTCGAAGTAGGGCTGAAGGATTCAACAGGTCAAGGTGCGGAATCCGCAAAGAAGCGACTCCGTGAAATGCAACGTGCGCTTGTTGACCTTGCGGTCGCAGGGCAAGAGAATACCGAAGAGTTTCGAAGATTAGAAGCCGAGGCAGGGCAACTTTCCGACACCATTGGCGATGTTAGCCAAAGGGTCAAGAATCTTGGTTCGGACACCAAGAACATTGAGGCGTTCACTCAGGCGGTTCAAGGTGTTGCTGCTGGATTTCAAATTGCTCAAGGTGCTGCTGCTTTGTTTGGCGAAGAGAACGAGGACATTCAAAAGGCGATGTTGCAGGTCAATGCGACCATGGCTATTGCAAACGGAATCCAACAGGTAACGGTCCTGCTGCAAAAGGAATCAGCCATCTCAATGACGGCCAACAGGATTGCGACGGCCCTCTACGACAAGACGCTGAAAGGAACCATCGTAAGCCTTCGCCTTTTTAGGACCGCCTTGATTTCAACGGGTATTGGTGCAGCGATTGTTGGTGTTGGATTGCTCGTTGAGAACTGGGAGAAACTTACAAAAGTCGTCAAGGATTTCTTGGGCATTGAAACCAAAGACCTCAAAGCCGTATCGGAATTAGCACAAAGGCAGGTTGAACTTGCAGAGGCAAGAGGCGAAAGCGAGGCAAAGGTGCAGAATCTATTGATGGCTGCTTATGATGCAAGGATTGCAGCAGCCGAGAAAGAAGAAGAGCGAGCGCAACTAATTCACGAGAAAGAGGTTGCAAGGCTGACTTATCAAACCAAACTGCGAACCGATGCAATAGAAAAGCAGAAGAAAGATGCAGAGGATTTGAGGGCAATGGATTTAGCAGCCAAACAGGAATCCGAGAATTTACGATTGGCTAAGATTGGCAGGATTACCGATGAACTCGCAAGAGAAGAGAAGTTACGAGATGAGAAACTTGCAATCCATCAGGAAGAGAAAGCCCAAAGAGAGGCAGACCTCAAAAAGAGATTTACGGATGCGGACGAGTTTGCTAAAGCCCACATCCTGCTGACCGAGGAAATGCGACTTAAAGAGCAAATCATTGCAGAGGATAGTGCGGACAAAATTTCCAAGATTGAACGAAACCGCAGGCAACAGGACTTGCAGATGGCTTCCGATGCCATTGGTGCGCTTGGTAATCTACTGACTGCTGGCTTGGGCCAATCCGAGAAAGACCAAAGAAAAGCCTTTGAGATAAACAAGAAGGCGAGCATGGGTCAAGCCCTCATCAATACCTTCATGGCCGTAACCGCTGCCCTGACTGCTGGAGGGAACCCGATTAAACTCGCAACGGGTCGTCAATTCGTTGAAGCAGGTATAGCCCTTGCAACAGGTTTGGCGCAGGTCGCCAAAATCAGCAAGACGCAATTCCAAGGTAGTTCGGCAAGCGGAGGCGGTGGTGCGTTGACTGCTGGAGGTGGCGGAGGCGGAGAGGTTGCACCCCCTCCCATCTTCGCCAATCCCCAAATGACGATGCTTGGAACGGATGGCGCTGCAATGGGCCAAGGTCAAGGCTCATCACCTATGCGAGCCTATGTCGTGGAGAGGGACATCACCCAAAGCACTCGCAGGGTTCGCAGGTTGGAGGAATTTGCAACTCTTGGGGCCTAACCACATCTACCACTATGGAACTACCCATTTATAGGATGACCGTAGACGAGGTGGATGAAGGGGTCCAATTCGTGGCCCTGACCGACATGCCTGCCATCGAACGTCCATTCCAAGCCTTCAGCCAAGCCAAGCAGAAGTTCACCGAAACAGGCGAACGGAGAGTCCTGACCGGGCCTCTCATGCTTGCAGACACTCCCATCTTCAGGAAGGACGAAACCTATGGGGAATACTACGTCGTATTCGACAAAGCCACCATCCGTAAAATCGTGCAGAAGTACTTCAAGCAAGGCAACCAGCACAACGTCAATGCTTACCACAATGCCGAACTGGATGGCGTGTTCATGTTCGAGAGTTACATCACCGACTCCGAGCGTGGTGTGATGCCACCCAAGGGCTACGAGGACACAACCGACGGCTCTTGGTTCGGTTCCTTCAAAGTCGAGAACGACGAGGTTTGGGAGAACCGCAACCTGTTCCGGGGTTTCTCCGTTGAGGGCCTCTTCGGGATGGACAAGACCGAATCCGAATTGGAGGTCGCACTCGCTGGCCTTGCCGATGAACTTACCGCTTTTTTGCAACAATTAACCCCCACCTACAAATCCCACTAACTATGAACCTGAAAAACGCAATCGAATCCCTGCGGACTGAACTCCGCAAATTCAGCACCCAAAAGCAGTCATTTGCTGACTACAAACTCGTTGACGGCACGGTTGTCCGTGTTGATGGCGACCTCGTTGCCGGGACTGCCGTTTATGTCGTTGCCGAGGACGGCACACTACCTGCGCCCGATGGTGAACACGTTGTCGAAGGCGTTGGAACTATCAAGACCGAAGGAGGCAAAATCGTTGAGGTTATCGCTGCTGAACCTGTTGCCGAAGAGGTCGAGGTCGCTGCTGAAATTACTCCGGAAGTGGCCGTTGAAGTTACCGAGGAAATCAAAGAAGCCTATCCTGCTATGACCCCCGAAGTTGTCGAGGCTATCGTCGCCAAGCACCTCGGAGCCATCATGGAAGAACTCAAGGCAGCCTATGCCGAAATGGGCAAAATGAAAGAGAAAATGTCCGCATTCGCATCGCAGGTTGAAACCATGGCCGACATCGTCGAGAAGGTTTCCGAACTCCCAGCCGAAGCCCCCAAGGCCAGCGGTTCCGCAATCGTTGAGCAACGCAAGGCCCAAGCCTCGCAGAACTTCAACGCTCTCGCACAAGCACTCCAATCACTTAAATCTAAAAACTAAACCCCTAAAACCCCACTAATCATGGCATACAATTTTGGCAATCTTCAAGCCTACACCGACCAAGAGAGGCTTCCTCTCATCACCAAGGCCGTATTCTCGGCCAAGTCAGCATCTTTGTTCACCAAGCAAGTTGGTGTTAAGTTCGCTGCTGCCCTTAACCTCATGGACACCGATGCAGTATTGCAGAGCGGTGACCTTTGCGGTTACACAAGTTCAGGTACAACCACATTCAGTCAGCGTGTAGTAACCGTTGGCCGTATGAAGGTTATGGAAACTTTGTGTCCTCGTTCCTTGGAGCAGTACTGGATGCAGACCCAGTTAACTGCTGGTTCAATGTACGATGGTGTTCCCTTCGAGCAGGCGTTTGCCGAGCAAAAAGCCCTTCGCATTGCCGAGGCTTTGGAAACTGCAATTTGGCAGGGCAACACTTACTTCAGCGGTGTTAACCAGTTGTTGAACGCTGCATCTGCTACCGTTGTTCTTGCCAATGCTTCCAGCACAACTTGGAATCCTGTTTCCGCCTCCGTTGGAATCACTGCAACGAACATCATCGGAATCTTCGACAAGATTTACAACGACATCCCACAGGCCATCCTGACCAAGCAAGACCTCGTTATCTTCTGCGGCTGGAACAACTACCGCACCTTGGTTCAAGCCTTCAAACAAGGAACGACCACAGGTGGTTTGGCGGTATTGTACAACCAAGTTGACCTTGCGAGCCTTGCCAATGGTGAGTTCGTTTATCCCGGCACAAACGTTCGAGTGATTGCGGTCCCCGGCTTGACCAACACGAACAGAATCGTCTGCACATACCTCGGCAACTTGGTTTACGCGACCGATTTGCTGAGCGACGAAGAGCAGTTTTCCATCTTTTATGCACGCGAAAACGATGAAGTACGGAGTATCGCAGCCTTCAAGGCAGGCGTGCAAATCGCCTATCCAGACTTTGTTGTAGACTTCCGATTGGCCTAATGTGTAGGGGGGAGGGAAACCTCCCCCTGCTTTTTGTTCTCTTGAAACTTAAACCCCAAATACACATATGTCCTGCGCACTAACAACTGGTTACACACTCGGCTGCCGTGATTCAGTCGGTGGCATCAAAGCAATTTACGTCCAAAACTGGATTTCTACCGGGTCCTGCAACGTTAACCTTTCAGGTGCGGTTACGGGGTTCACCGGATACAATGCAAGCGGTTTTTTTGAATACGACTTGACTAAGGCTACGTCATCAATGACCGAAACCTTGAACGCAAGCATGGAGAATGGCACAATCTTCTACACCCCCGAAGTAACGTTCACCATCAACAAACTGCAAGTCGCAGTCCGCAACGAACTCCGTTTGCTCGCTCGTAGTAAAGTCATCGTCATCGTTCAAGACAACAACAGTCGTTACTGGTTGCTGGGTGCTATAAATGGCCTTGAGGCAACCGCTGGAACCGCTGGAAGTGGTACTGCCTTTGGCGACCGAAACGGCTACGAAATAACGCTTTCCGGGATGGAGCCTAACCCGATGTTCCTAATCGAGTCAACAGTCTTTACACCATCGGCTACGCAGATACTCGGTTCGTAGTATCTTCGCATCAGGTTTTCATCATCTGAGGTTTGGGAGGGCAGTCAGCAATGGCTGCCCTTCTTATTTTTACGGCCATGAAGATTTGTATCGTTTACAACGCCCATCCAACCGGGTGCAGTTTCTACCGACTTGAAATGCCGAACGCATACCTTGGCGACAATTACCCGGAGTTCGATTATGTGTGCGTCGAGAATATCAAGACCATCAGCGACGAGGGGCTTCGTTCGATAGACCTGTTCCTATTCAGCCGGCTTTGGTGTCAGGGAACCATGGAGCAGGTGGAGAATGTTTACAAAGCCCTGACCCAATTCGGGGCCAAAGTCATCCTTGACTTGGACGATTACTGGGTGCTTGAGAGCGGTCATATCATGTACCGCCACTACCACGAAACCAAACTCGCAGACGTTATCCGCAAGCACATTAAATTAGCCGATTGGGTTACCTGTACCACCGAGCATCTTGCTGCTCGAATACGGCCTCTAAATACGAATGTGAGCATTCTGCAAAACGAACCTTACGAAGCC